GTGCTGTACCTCCCGCAGCAACGGCAGTGACAACTCCAGATGCGAGTAGTCCTGCTTTTTTCAAATCTGCCGCTTCTTGTGCTAATCTTTCTTGTTCTATTCTATCCAGTGCTTCTTTACCTGCCCTTGTTCTTTCAAGTTTATCTTGTTTACTTAATGGTCCACCTGTAGGAGCATTTCCTGTAGGTGTACTTCCTGTGGGTGCACCAGTAGGCACTCCTGGTTTTCCACCAATACCAAGCAAAGATGCTGCCGCTTTATCTGCTGCCATTTTAAGGAACCAAATTGAACCTTTAAGTGCTCCAAAAGCAAGTACAACTGCGCCAACAATTACACCTAATGAAACATCTTCACCACCAATATTAATTTTTGTTGATAAAACTTTTTTAATACCAGCATATATTGCTTGAATTACTTCCCACAGACCTTCCCATACTCTTTTGTCCGAAAGCAATTCTGCGGTATTTTGAATTGCAGTTACCAATAACTTTGTAATCGCTTGAAAGGTTTTTATAATTGCTTCTCTTATTTCAGGACCATTATCTTTGAAAAAATCAGATAATATACCTGCACCTTTTTGGATTACTTCCAAAACAGAAAAGAACATCTTACTAATAAAATCTTTTATTGTTTTTCTAACGTCATCGCTTTGGAGAAGTTTTGCTAAACCAAAAGTACCTAATCCAATAAGAGCACCTTTAATCAACATATTGGCAATATTTTTAATAAAGTCTACGACGGATGTTCCGGTACCTAATCCTAATCCACCACTCTTTCCACCACTTCCACTTTTTGTAGGAGAAGTTCCTTTAACTTTTCCAAACTTAGATTCAATATCGGCTTCTTTTTGTGCTTGAGCATCAAAAAAGTTTTTTGCTTTATCTCTGGATGTTCCACTTTGGAGATTAACAAGTTTGATTATGCCATTTTTCATGGCTCTAATGTCACCTGCTACCATTGGTAAAACATTTTGGAGTGCTGAGTAGTTTTTTTGATTTGACATCGTTATCTTCTATTTCGTTGGTGTTCTTTTATCTTTTCATTTTCTTCTTCAAGATACTTCATTAATAAATCAATATAAACTTGTCTTTCCCAAGGCATTAGATTATCCAATTCTGTCAAACTATATTTGTGATGCTGCATTAAAGCAAAGTTAGTTTGAAAGTAGTTGCCAAGAGTTTCATGATTAAAAATTATACGAAAAAATTTTGTATACCTTCTACAACAATATCTTCTTCATATCCACATTTATTACATCCAAAGTGCAAATCTTTTTTTATTTTAGGTAATGTATTAAAAAATAATTGTATCTTTTCTAAATCGGATTGTTTCATATTTTCAACAAATTCAATTAATTCTTTTTTAGTGGAATCTTTTGCATAGTAAAGGTGTTCGTCATCGTAGATATAATCAATACAATTAACAATTACATCCAATATTTGTTGCATATCGTCGGAGTTTACATCAAGTTTATTGACTGCACTGAATGTAGGATATTTTAAAACTACACCTAATTTATCTGTAAGTTGGATCTTATTAGTATGATTATCATTTCTTGTCGGTTCAATTTCCAATAAATTCAAATCAAATTTAACTAAATTACCACAAATTTTTTCTTCACCTTCGTCATCTTTTATTTTATTATTACAATTAAATGCCAAATTTACCACTTCATTTATTGATCTGGCACGAAGTTGAATGAACAAATGTTCTATATCAAAAGTGGCCATATTTTCAACATCAATATCATCAATAACACAATTGTTAATTACTTGTTTTATAGCACTGATTGTGTCTTTAACATCTTCCGATTCTGCCGCCATTAAGAATAATTTTTGTTCTTTAACTAGAAACGGACGATAGCGAATTGTTTTGCCATTTGAAATTAATTTAGTTTCAAAAATAGGTACATCAATTTTAGGTAACATAATTTCCTCTTAATAATTAAAATGATAATAGTCTTGTTGCTGCCGCTCCACCTAAAGAAGATAATGTTTGACCAATGTCATATTTTCCTTCATATATTGGACGATACTTCTGATAAGCAAACTGTATTGACAAACGATGAAATGCATCATCAGACCAACTTAGTGCTTGAGATGCAATACCTATAGGAAAAGCATCAATCAAATCTATTGCAAAGATTTGACGAACTACATCATCATATTGTATGATACGAATATCGGTTAAATAACGTGAAGATGCACTTTTAGGAAAACGAACATTGTTGGTGTCAGAAGGAATCATTGCTTCCATCCAGCGTTCAAACAACTTGCGTTCATAGAAATCGTTTGTACAAATAAATGTTAATGTTGTATCTGTGTATTGCATCCGATATGGTACTTTAAAAGATGGTCCATATATTCGTGCATCTGCGGTTTCTAATGTACGACCTGGCAATTCTGCATTCTCACATTGAAGTGCAAGATATCTTGATACTGACGGATTAGATGATTTCATTCCATCAGATTCACTACCCATAGCATTATTGATTGCATCAGACACATCAGAAAAAACAGAATTAGGAAAATTTAATACCTTTTCCAAAAATGAATTACCAATAGATTGTCCAATAAATGGAGGTATTGGTAATATGACTTCAAACCTACATGAACGAGCAGGACCGCCTTTGCCATTTATGTTTGATAGAAATAGATTAGGTGAAAACGACATTAGAATTTATCCTCTGATTCTGACCATACTTTGTTTTTCTTTGCTTTGGCAAATGATTCAACGGGTAACATGACGGCGATGTCCCATTCATCTGCTGTTATTTCTAAAAACCTAGACTGCACATGACTAAACAGATATCGTTTAATACAAGGTTTAGCCTGATATAATTTAGATGCTTTTGCTAGGTAATCATAACTGATTCTGAGTCTTGTTTTCTCATCATAGTTACGGTCAGTGAGTAATGTGCTTAACTTATCTAAAAGAAGTACACGTTGCTTTGGACTAATATAATGCAAGTTAAGTCCTAAAAAACCGTCTTGGTATCGTTCTATTGGTATAACCAATGGGAACTTATCGTAATATGGCAACGTATCCTTCGTTTTTGGATCATAAAAGTAAAAGTACATTCTACCAATCATAGACTTTTCTCTAAGTCTTTGCTTGTCACGCATCAAGTCGCCTTTGGTGGGTTTCAATGCGCCAGTTTTTGCTTTTAACCAGTTACGTGCTTCACGGGAACGTGGTTCAAAACCTTTCTTGGCAAGAGAGTCTTTGATTCTGTCTATAAGTGTTTTGGTAGTCATCTAGTATTTATCTCAGATGCCTAGATGTTTCTCAGTAATAACTTGAAATTCCCATCCGTGGTCTTTGCAAAACTCGGTCGCTGCTTTCCACTTGGATTGATTGACGATGTAAGTTGCTGCTTCTTGAAGATAACGTTTAGTCTTACGTGTTTGAGTTGGAGGTTTAGTCTGCGCCTCTGGTTTGACTTCAATCACAAAGGTCTTGATGACTCCGTTCTTCTGCCTAATCTTGGCCACAAAGTCTGGAAAGTACCGATGTTTCTTATTGTCTACTGGACTCCAATAAGGTATGACGAGTTCTTCAGAACCCCACCAAATAACGTCTGGATGGTCGTCTAAATATTTCATTACTTTAACTTCCCACGATGATCGATAGATGATGTTAGTTGCATCACCCTTGTATTTTTGTGGGTTTTTGGGAGTAAATTTACCTGAATATGACATAAATACTATCTAGTCAACCTACTTAGGACAACCATGGCATTTTTCGGTTTATCTGATATCACAATTTCTCAAGAATCTCAACGTCAAGGACCATTGGCGTCATTGTTTCAGAATAAAACAACTGAAAACACGATGCGATATCCTCTAGATATTGGAAATTATGATAAAGCTCATTATATGGTAATTCATATATTTCAGCAAAAAAATTCTCAATTTACCGGTATACAAAGAAGTAAAGAATCGGAGATTTATAGAAATTACAAAGGTGCAGATAAACCCAGTACAAGTTTTGCATCACAGATTAATAGTAAGATTGATGCTGCTGTAAACAATTTTACTAAAGGTAAAACTTTATTTGGTAAAGAAATCTCAACATCATTCGGAACATCTTCAGCATCAGTTTCAAAACAATCTTTCAGTAAAGATGATTATTTATCTAGTGTTCAAAATATTAATGATAAGTCTTTGATTGATACTGTAACAGAAACCACAGATTCTATCGTTCTTTATATGCCAGATACTCTTCAATTTACTAATCAACAGAGTTATGAAGAACTTACATTGAATAGTAAGTTAGGTGGTGTATTGGTAGCAGGTAAATCTTTATTAGATGCAGCAAGACAAGGAACAGATGTTAGTAGAGCCGCAGAGGGTGCAGTTCTTACTGCTGCAGCGCAGAAAGCGTTTGAAGTTGCTGGGTCAGTAATTGGTCAAGGTTCAGCACAAGCAGGTGCATTTTTAGCATTAGGTGGTGTAAACAATCCTATGCTTGAAATCATCTACAAGTCTCCATCATTTCGTTCGTTTTCTTATGAGTTTATGTTTTACCCACGTGATGAAAGAGAAGCATTAGAAGTTCAAAATATTATTCATAGATTCCGTTTTCATCAAGCGCCAGAGATTGATGCTGGTAGTTCAGGTTTATTAATGATTCCTCCTTCACAATTCGAACTTGCATTTTATTACAATGGTCAACCTAACCCAAATATTCCAACAATTGGTCGTTGTGTTTTGGAATCAATTGATGTTAATTATGCACCAAATGGTTGGTCTGCATATGAGATGCCTGGTGAAAATGATGCACGTTTGGGTCGTACTGGTATGCCAACCGCAATACAAATGACATTAAACTTTAAAGAGACTGTCATTCTTACTAAACAATCATTTATTAATTCTGATATTGCAGGTAAAGGTGGTTACAAAGGAAGAGAACCCTTGAATATAACTGATAAATTAAAATCAACTTTTAAATCAAAATAAAAAAAATGGCAAAGTATTTTAATTTCTTTCCAACCACTGCATACACAAACTCAGATACTTCATCGTCTCTTGATATTGTTACCAATATTATTTCTCGATTTGCTTTTGAAGAAAGTTTAAAACAAAACTCATCTTTATTTTATTCATATGATATACAAGATGGTGAAACTCCTGAAATTATAGCATCAAAATATTATGGTTCACCAGAAAAACATTGGATTGTTTTAATGTTTAATAATATTATTGATCCTCAATATGATTGGCCTCTCAATCAAAGAACTTTAATAAAATATATTAATGACAAGTATGCTGTAAATGGTGCCACCAATAATCCTTCACAAAGTGGATTAGTATGGGCACAAAATGAGACTAATGTTAAAATATATTATAAAATTGTTACTCGGTTAAGTTCTAAACCGACCAAAAATCAAATTGTTGAAAAAATTGAAATTGATTCTGATACATATACAAATTTATTAGTAACCACTACAACATATACACTACAAGATGGCAGTAAAGTTACACAAACAATTGATAAAGAAGCTCAAACATATTATGACTATGAAGTTGAATTAAACGATAACAAACGAAAAATAAAACTGTTGAAGGCTGAGTATGTTACTGAAGCCGGCCTGATGAATGAATTTAAGAGAGTTATAAGTCTAAGCGAATAATGTCAACATCTTTACCACAACAAGCATCAAAGTTTTCCTTAAACGAACTATCTATAGTTACAAAAACGGGAAAATTGGACATATCAAAAATTTATGAAGAGATCAATATATTTGATTCATTACTGACGCCTGTTATGAGTGGAAGTGTTATTGTTAATGATGCGATTGGACTTTCTCCTAAACTTATTTTTGATGGTTCGGAAGTTTTATTGGTTGATATTGGTAAAAATAATGATTCGGATTCTTTACGTTTGAAAAAGGCATTTAGAATATACAAACAATCTAATCGCAGAAATGTTAATCAGAACAGTGAAAAATACTCTTTAGATTTTGTTTCGGA